GATTAAAAAATCCAAGATTTAAATTTAAGTTAGTTAAAATTAAAATAAAAGATAAAATTTTCTTAAACATTATTATAATTTAAATAATAATAATGTTTTAAATAATAATTTTAGAAAAAAAACATTATATATTCATTTTTTTAAAGTCTTTATAACTAATTATTTTTTCTTGTAAATCTGGGGGTTTTTTTTGAATTTTTCGCTTTTTCTCTCTATTATCTATTTTTTCTTGAGTACGCATAGCACTATCAACATATAGTTCTTTTAAATATTTACCAACCAAATATGATCCTTCATGTTGATTTAATTCACCATCTTCTATTTTTTTTAAAATGTCTAAAAATTTTTCAAGAATATTTAGATTTAAATTATCATTTTTAATTTTATTATAAATATCTGTATAATTATTAAACAAAAATTTACACTGATTTACACAAATATTATCAAATTCATTAGGATTTGATTTAGCTAATCTTGAATATTTTTGTTTTAGAAAAACCATTTGTTTAACATCATTTTTTATTAATTGACTTTGTCTTTTTGAACGAATATCTTCGGTACAATCTTCTGTATCATTTGCTTTAATTAAATTAGCAAGATCTAATCTTTGTTGTTGATCTAAAATATTAGAATCACTCATCTCAAAATATTTACTAGTATTTATTAATATTACTTTAAATACTAAGTTGTAAATAATATTTAATTAGATTTTTTTTACATTTATATAATATTACAAAATGAGAAAATTAGAACAAAATTTTAAATATTTTATAATTTTATTAATAATTTTAATATTAGGAATTTTAATTTTTGGTAATTATGACTTAAATTTATCATTGATAGAAGGAAATACTGTTATAGACTCACGTACTGAACAACTAGAAAATACTTATAATCACCAGGAAAATGGTGAATACGTTACTAATTTTGTCAAGAATGAGTGTGCTACCCATAAAATTAATCATCATATCCATAAAAATTAATACAATATAAAGAATATTAAATAAACTTTACCACTATATAATTAACTCTAATAATATATAATTTTTTTTTATAAATAATTTATAAATTAATTATATATGATTATATTTAGTAAAAATAATTATAAATATTTTATAGGATTTTTAATTGCATTTATTTTTATCGTTTTAGTATATGGTAATTACAATTTGAAAATAAATATAATTGAAACTTTTGATTGTGATCAGTCAACTAAAACTGGAGTAATTATAAATACCTTCTCACAAGCCGGCGGCGGTAGCCGATCCACGACTACGGCATTAGCGGCAGAAGGACAGAGCAAGCAAGGCTGTGCGGCTCTTAATAGTTAAAGAAATAAATTATTTATTTGTCGCAAAATAAATTATTTATTTGTCGCAAAATAAATTATTTATTTGTCGCAAAATAAATAATTTATTATACTTATATAATTTAATGGCTTCTAGTGATATAGCAAATGCTATAATTATAATTGTAATTTTTGCACTTATGCAATTAACTATAACAATATCTATCGGAATTGCAAGAATTAAAAATAATTGGGAAGAATATAAATGTAATCCAGCTGTTATACCTTTTGCAGGTGTATTTGGCCATGATGCTCTAGAAACATTTAATCAATGTGTTTTAACATCTCAAGCTGATTTTATGTCAACATTTTTAGATCCAATTTATTCATCGATAGGTTCTTTAATAGAAAGTGGTAATATTATGAGAGATATGTTTCAATTTTTAAAAATGGGTTTAAATAGTAATCAATTAGCAACATTTAATTTAGCAGAAGAAATAGGTAATAGAGTAAAAAAATTAATAACAGCTTTAAATACTATGTTTATAAATGTTAATGATGTTTTTGGTAAATTATCAACAACAATGACAATATTTTTTTATATTATACAAACTGTAATAGGAACAGCGGAGGCAGCGTGGAATGAATTACCAGGAACTGTAGTAAAAGTTTTGATAAATTGATATTAGATTTATAAATATATAAAATATTATATAATAAGTAATAGTTTTTTAAATTAAAAAAAATATTGTTAAATTTTAATAGAATTAAATTATAATGACAGACAAGAATTCTTGTTTAGATGAAATAGTTAGTAAAGAAAAAAAAACAATAGCAACAAATATAAATAGTTATTTTAATAATTTATCATATACTCAAGAATATAGTTATGATATATGGTTAACAGTTATTTTAATAGTTCTCACTATTTTGATTTTTTTATATTTTTTTATAATAAATAAATTACAATCATTTAAGAGAGATTGGCCTAAATATAAATGTAATCCTTTTTTTATGCCATTTGCTGCTATAATAAATCCTCCTAAAAATCAATCGGGATTAGAATATACTGCAAAAAATTTTAGCCAATGTATGGATGAAAAAAATAGAGAATTAGGAATGACAGTACAAGAACCTATTAATTATGCAATGGAATCACTTTTTAGTGTATTTAGTTTTCTAGGTGAGATGAGCGAAGAAATACAAAACTTTATAATTTTTATATTTGGTCTCTTGATACAATTATACAATTTTATAATACAAAAATTTTCTAAAGTTATAAATGAATTAAATTTAATATTTATTTCAATTATTAATTTATTTGGTCATGTTTTAGCAGTTTTCACTAGTATATATTGGATTTTGGTACTTCTAATAAGTAGTTTAAAATTATTTATTTCAGCAATGGTAATGGGATTTTTACTGGGTATAGTTATACCCTCTATTGTGATAACTATGATAGCTTGGAATGTATTTGTTGGTTTAATGTTTTTATTATCCGTAAGTGTGCCTTTTTCGGGTCCGTTTTTATTTTTAGGATGGTTAGTGTATTTTCTAATATCTATATCTATACCAATTGCATTAATTTTTGCTATACTTTCGACTATATTTATGATAATAGTAATTATTATTTATATTATACTAGCTATTTTTTCAGCAGATGTTTTAAAACATACAACTCCATCTGTACCTCAAGATGAAAGTACACAAGAAAAATTGGAAGAATCATCTGAATAATTTATTATTTTATTTTTTATAAAAATATATATATATATAACATAATGAAATTTGTATTATTTAACAAAACTAATAACAGAAGTTTAATAATATTATTTATATTAATAATTATAATTTTTATATATTTTTCTGTAACAGCTTGTAAAAAATTTTTATTTAATAATGTTGAAACAATGACAAATTATAACTCTAGTGAAAATTTAAAAAATAATTTAACAGATATTTTTAAAAATCCAGAATTTAATTTAAATAGTTATCCCAACGTAGAAGTTAAACCTGGACAATTATTTTTACAAAACAATAAATTTTTACCTGAATGTTGTTTTTATTACAGTGATTATTCTACTGATAAAGGTTGTCCTTGTATTACACCAGAACAACAATATTATTTACAACGAAGAGGTTTAAATCGTGATAAAAATTGTTTTTTAAAAGAAACTAATGATTATGCTAATTTATTTTTTAGTCCTACTTTAGCATTCAAAAATTAATGTAAATTATTTAATCATTAATTTAACATATTTTAATTTTAATATATTATTATAGTAATATTAAAATATGAGTCATTTGTTTAATGATTTTTCTACATATTTTAAGAGAGATAAACCTCCTCCTTCTAGTGATAAAATAAATCAATTTAATTCTCTCACATTTTTAAATTCATATCAAAAAAATCCACCGCCAATTGATGAAGAAAATAAAAAAAATCTAGATGAATATTACAAAACTTTATATAATTTTCAAAATAATCAAGAAAACTTAAATAACTGTTTACAAACTTATACTAGTGAAGACTCTTACAATTGCTTTCAAGACAAATCTGTAATATTAAAACAAAATGATTACAATAAAGCTTATAATTATAATAGGCAAAATACAGATATGAGTACTAATGCTATTACATTTTTAATAAAATAATAAAACTAAATTATTTAGAAATAATTTGTAAATAATTTATAATAAATAAATTTTATGTTTATTCAAGTGATTAATCTAGTTATTGTTTATGGATTTTTATTAGCAAATAATAATTTACATTTTAATATTATAACAACAAATAAACTGTTATTAACAGATATGAATATGAATATGAATATGAATATTAATCAAAAATTTAATAATAGTGATAGTGACGGTGAAAGTTTCAATCTTGAATTTAATTTAAATATTAATAATGAATTCCGTGAAGATTTAAATCAAAATAAAAGTAATAATGATAACGATAATGATAATTTTCCATCATTTTATAAATTTATGAGAGAAAGAGAAAAAAAAGAACTAGAAAAAAAAGAAGAATATTTAAATAAAGAAAAAACTTATTTCATGGAATCATCATCTAAAGATTTAAAATTATTAACTTCAATATCAGCAATACAATGGGCTAGAACATGGATTTATGAGATGGTTCATGTAGAGGAAGCTTTTCCAAAATTTATGTTTCAAGATATGTATAGAATGAGAGATTTTGGGGAAAAAAATGATGAAAAGCAGTTTTTTTATATTGGATATTTTCCTACAGATATAAACTTAAAAAAAGGTCCATTTTATATTGGTGCGTTTGAATTAATACCACATAATAGAACGTTTTCTACACATCTTATAATACAAAATCCATATTTTTGCTTAGATAATAAATATGATTATGATAAAATTATAAATTTTAAAAAAGAATTGGAAGCTATGGCAAATGATGCAAAAGTTATCTTTAAATTTACGAATTTACAAAATAATGATGATCAAAGATATTATTATTCATGGTTATATGATGATAATAGAGAGAATTAAACAATTAAACAATTAAATAATAAAATCGATTTTATTTATTTTATTATATTAAAATCGATTAAATGAAAATAATAAATATAAAAAAAATAATAAATTATAAAACAGATTGTGATAAAAACTTTTGGAAATATTGGATTGGTGAACAACATTTTTGTGATGAATTTTTAGAAAAAACTTTTTATAATAATAACTATAATTATTTGGTTATGTTTAATAAAGATGAAATTACTGGAATATTTGTTTATGAAAAAGTAAATAATACTAATATTTATAAAGTAATATTGATAGCCAAACAAGATTGTAGCAAATATAAAAAAATAGGTAAACGATTTATAAAATATATGGAATTAAAACACAAAAATCATATCTTAATTTTATTAGATGATTCACGTATAGATAATTATTATGAAAAATTAGGTTTTAAACAAGTACATAATAAATATTATAGTGATTTATTAGAAAATAAAACAAACAAAACAATTTATAAAAAGTTGATATAATTTAAAAATAAATGTTTTATTTTATTAAATTGTTGTTGTAGTACTGCTTCTGCTATTTCTTTTACTACTACTTTTGCTACTACTACTTTTGTTACTACTACTTTTGCTACTACTGCTAGTGCTTCTGCTAAGGCTTGTACTTGTATTATTATTTTTAGCATGTAATGTATTATGTAAATTATCAATAATATCTAAATACTCTTCTATTATTCCTCTAAATGCTTTGATATAATCTAAATTATCTTGAATATTTTTTAACATTTTTTGATTATTTTGTCGTTTAAATGTTTCAATCAATGTTTTTGCATCTATTACTTGATTGCGTAAAAAATTGAGAGAATTAAAAAGGCTTTCTATTTTAGTTTTCATTTTATTAATTTTATTTTCATTTAAATCTACATTTTTAAATTTACCTGATTTTTTCAAATCATCTATTTTAATACTTGCATTAAATAGTCTATTTGGAAAACCATTAAAACTTTTTTTTATTGATTGTCCTTCTGTAATATTTTGATTACCAAGTTTATTAAATTTCAGATCAATACTACCAACTCTACATTGAGGACAGCTTATTTTTGCGGGATAAGATTGTGAAAAACTACTAACAAAATTAAATATACATTTATCATGAAATTTATGTTGATTACTTTCAGTACAATAAAAATTTAACTTATTTGAATTAGTTATTGGTTCTAAACAAATAGCACATGTTGGATAACTACGAAATTTTCTAAATTGTCTTTGAATTGTTTTAATTTTTTGTGTTTTTTTTTGTCTATTACGAAAATTAGATTGTATTTTTTTTACTGCTTTAAGAGTACGACTACTTGTTTTCGGTGAACTAGAACTACTTTTAGAATTAGTCATATAAAATATCAATATATAAAATATAAAATATAAAATATAAAATATAAAATATAAAATATAAAATATAAAATATATTAGATAATGAAAATAAAAAAATTTAAAAATAAATCGTATGATAAACTAGAAAAATTATATATTATTATTATACAAAAATACGCACGAGGTTATATTACTAGAAATAAAATAGGACGCATTGTTATGTGTTCAATTTGTTTACAATTTAATTTAAATAATCAAAATAGATGTAAATTTACATGTTTAAATAAACATATTTTTCATGAACAATGCTTAAATCAATGGTTGAATTTTAAAATTAATAAAAAAAATCTACACGATAATAATAGTTGTCCTGTGTGTAGATCTATTATATATACTAATAAAAATAACGAAAATTATTATAACAATGATAATGATAATAGTGAATCTGATTACACTTCTCAAACGACAGAAGAAAACATATCTATATTTACTATAGTATATAGCTACTTTGTAAGATGTTTTCGAAGAAATAATAATGAAGAAGATAGTAGAAGTTATTGTTGTTGTTTTTAATTGTACATTCCATATGGAATATTATCTTGAGAAGAACGAATAATTAATTTATCTATATGGGACTGTTTTAAAGTAATAGGGAAACAGATTTTTTCTTTTAGATCTAAAGAAGATTTAAATAAATTGATATCAGGTTTCATTAATC